CACATGGATTTGCAGCGGACTCGTGGCAGCGTCACTCATGTATGCAGGGTGGGACACGACAATCAACATGGCGAAGAAGGACATTTACACGATGATGCCGAGTGAGGTATTTACCGCTCTTATTGCCTAATCAGTGGTAGAATCACAGCGACAAGGGAGGTCGCCATGACTGCACCAAGTACGCACTGTTTCATTCCGGACACTCAGATCACGCCGGAGACTCCAACGGAACACATCCGGTGGGCTGGACAGTACCTCTACGACTTGCTCAGCAAGCGACCCGAACGATGCGTCGTGATTCAAATTGGTGATTTTCACGATCTCCCCTCGCTCTCATCTTACGACAAGCCGGGCAGCAAGAACGCCGAGGGTCAGCGCATTCAAGCAGACCTTGACGCTGGCAACAAGCAGATTGCGGTGCTGTCTGGCTACCTTGATAAAGCCGACGAGGTTCGCAAGAAGAACGGCTGGAAGAAGATTGAGCGTCACCACTTTCAGGGGAACCACGAGGACCGTCTATTTCGCCTTGTGAGGGACGATGTTCGCTTTGAGGGGGTATTTAGCCAGAAGTCCTTTGCGTGGGCGCAGCACGGCTGGAAGGTGCATCCCTACCTTGACGTTGCGTTCATTGATGGTGTGGCCTACAGCCATGTGTTCGTGAACCCATTGACGGGTCGGCCATACTCCGGCAGCAACATTGAACTTCGGCTCAAGACCATCGGATGTTCGTTCAGCCAAGGTCATCAGCAAGTCCACCTGACCGGGATTCGACCAACCATTCACGGCATTCAACGTGGCTTAGTGAGTGGCTCTTATTATTTGCATGATGAAAGTTATAGGGGACCGCAGGCCAACAACGAGTGGCGTGGCATCGTGGTCAAGAACCAAGTGCTCAACGGCAACTACGACATCATGGAACTGTCAATGTCCTACCTGTGTCGCAAGTACGAGGGTGTAGAGTTGGACAAGTTTCTAAAGAAGTATCCCAACTTGATGATGTGAGGAGACACATGATCGTCGGTTTCGCCGGACTCGCTGGCTCTGGCAAGAACGAAGCAGCTCGGGGGCTGTACTACAGGCAGATCGCTTTCGCTGACCCGATTCGAGCACTCCTGCTGCGCCTAGACCCGATTATCTATGAGTCCCTCGGAACGCCTGTGCGCCTGAGTGAGCTTGTGGAACGGTTCGGGTGGGACAATGTCAAGCGTGAAATCCCTGAGGTTCGCAGGCTCCTGCAAGACCTCGGCATGGGTGGTCGGGAGGTGCTGTGGTCGGGCGTTTGGGCGGTGATGATTGACGAGATCATTGACCAGTCCGAGCCGGATGCCAACTTCGCCGTGACCGACGTGCGCTTCAAGAACGAGGTGGAGAACATCCACTGGTGGGGCGGCAAGGTCATTTGGGTTGAGCGACCAGGCGTAGAGAACCTTGGCGGTCCAACCGAGAACTCCATCACGGCTGAGGACTGCGACTACATCATCGTCAACGATGGCACGGTTCAACAACTCCATGCCAACGTGCGTGACCTTATTGCGTCTCTCCCATAGTTAGATCAGTCATCGCACCCTCCGCTTCTTCGGCAGCTCCACCTTCTCGGGTGCAACGCTTCGGTTCCTCTCTCGACCCGTCACGCCTCCCCACAGGTAGAGCGAACCGTCTTTAGGGTTGACGCCCTTGAACCGGAACGCCCCTCGTTCGCCCTTGACCTTGACTTCGGTGTCGGTTTCTGCTTCTAGCCAGTTCACTTGTGCCTCTTGTTCCACGAGGAGACTGCCTGCTTGGTCAGTCCCAACTTGTCGCCAATCTCTTGATAAGTCATGCCTTGTGCTCGGAGTGACCTGATCTGCTCGGTGCGCTGCTGCTGCTCACTCGGGAGCATACGTTTGCTCGGCCATTCCTGGTGGAACGCTTGCTCGGCGGCAAGTGCTTCCTCTCGGGTGGCGAACATGCCGAGGGAGATGCTCACGCCGTCTCGAATAGCGTGCGCCTTCCACGGTCGCTTCCTACTCCTGTGAGGTTGTAGCCAAGCCACGGTGCCTCCATAGGTGTCTCGCAACGGTCATGCGGTTCATGCCGAGCTGTCGTGCAATGCTGCTCTGCGAGAATCCCTTCTCGCTCAACTGCACGCATCGCTCGGTGATGGCGTCGTATTCCTCTTGCGTCATGCGAAGTGACGGCCACGCTTCGGAGAACGCTGCCTCTGCTGCTGCGGCTGCTTCCTTCGTCGGGTGTTGACCGAGGTGGTAGGTCACTCCTGAACGGTTGACTCGAGCCACCCAAGGGTTCGGAGTGTTGTCTCTGTTCAACTTAGATGGCATCAGTCGGCCTCGTGCAGTCGGCACTCGCACTCGTCGGCGGCGCAGTCGTAGTGTTCCTCGTTGCACTCGCACTCGACGCCGCACAGATCATCGCAGGGGATACTCAGGCACTCAGGGCAGGTTCGTTCGGAGTAGTAGCCCATTATTTCTGCTCCCCCATCAGTCGAAGAACGGCCTCGGCCAACTTGTGTCCGCTCATGTAGGCACCGCTGTTTCGCAGCACCTCACGGCACAGGTCACGGATTGCTCGGAGCTCCTCGTAGGGAACCTCGCTGTAATGCTTGGGCTTGTTCATTGCTTCCTCTCTAGTTGGTTGATGGTGTCCTGCATTCTACGGATGTTCTCAATGTATTGCAACTTGGACTGTTCGACCTTGGCGATCTGGCCTTGCAGCACCTCAACGGTGGCCTTCAACTGCTCAATGCGGCGCTGTGCGTCGTCCAAGTCTCGCAGGAGCAACTTCACCTGGTCTGGCTCTCCTGCGTAATCGCTCTGAATCTTCATGTCAGCCTCCTGCTGCTCGAACGGTGGTGATGATGGAACGAAGTGCGTCAAGGCGTGCGGTCGTGGCTCGGAGTGAGTCTCGCAGCACCATGAGTTGATTGCGTGCGACCAAGTGCGCCAAGTGCTCGGACTCTGCTGCAACCTGAGCGTGGTCGTCGGTAGCTCCAACCGTTGCCTTCTCGTGGTCAAGGCGGAACTGGATGCGTGCTCGTGCGGTCGCAGACTTGTAAGCGATCTCAGCAATGGCGTCCTTGTGGGCTGCGTCGTTGATCTCGTTGACGAGCTTGCCCAGTTTCCTCCCCTCGGACTCAATGGCTTCGGTTACTTCGTGGATAGAGAGAACCATGTTGGCTCCTTTCGTTCAGTTTCGGTGTAAATCTTCACACTTTCCCAATGAATAGTGTGTGCTGCCATAACATGCGGCGGCATAAGTTATGCGTTCTATCCCTTATCAAGGTTAGTGACTACAGTAAGTTCCCGCAGACTGGCTCGGGTGGTGTGACCTTGACGAACTCCGTGCAGTCGCACTCGGGCAACCAACACTCAAGTCCACCGTCCTCGGGGAACCCGTGGTAGTAGCGCAGGTGTCCGCACTCGCAGCCTTGAGCCATGATGTTCATACTTTCTGTCCTCTCTGTGACGGGTAGATTTCGACGTACTCAAGCTCCGCAATGAGAGCCTCGTCGTAGGTGTAGTAGTAGCCGAGCGAAGTCTCAACGCCGTTGCGTCGAACTCGAGCGTGCCAGGGCTTCATCAAGTCCTTGTGCTTGCGTCGGGTTGGCATTACCTGAACCTCCATGTAAGGAAATGGATCATGTGGGGGAGCCAGTGGTGCAACGGTCCGTGGAACAGGTTCATAGCTTCTCTCCACACTTAGGGCAGTAGCGGTAGCTCATGTCAGCGTAAATATCGTCAGAATAGACATTGCTGGTCCAGTCGGCGTGGTCGCATACTGCGTTTGCCCCCTCAGGTGGGGTTTTCGCAGCATCCCAAGCATCTAGCACACAGATGACAGCGCACTCTGGGTGCCACTTGTAGCAATCAAGGAAGTGAGTCCGGTGTTGCCGGAAACTTTCCCAATGCTCTCGCAGGGCATCTCGCTCTTGCTGGTTCATAGTTTCTCTCCGCACGATGGACAGTAGTCATACCAAAGCGCTGAAAGTGGATGACGAGGGAGTCCGTTGTCGGCAAAATAAGCCTTCTCGTGGTCGCATACTTCACGAGTGGCGGATACTTCGCTGTCGTGGTGAACTTCGGACGAAGTTGCGTCTATAGGCGTGACTTCGTCCAACGCATCCAGCACCTTGATTACGTCGCAGGGCCAACCGTGCATACAGGAACGACACCACGGGCCAACCTTGCTTTCAAGGCAACGGTGTTTCTCTCGCAGGGCATCTCGCTCTTGCTGGTTCATCACTTTGCCTCCCTCACGACATAGCCATCTACAACCTTGTAGCCCTTAGGGAGAATGGTGCGGTCGTTGCCACGTGCGTCCGTGAGGTCTGCGCCCCTGAGGTTTGCGCCACCGAGGACTGCGCCCGTGAGGTTTGCGTTCCTGAGGTTTGCGCCCCAGAGGTTTGCGCTCCAGAGGTCTGCGTCCGTGAGGTCTGCGCCCCTGAGGTTTGCGCTCCAGAGGTCTGCGCCCCTGAGGTTTGCGCCACCGAGGACTGCGCCCGTGAGGTTTGCGTTCCTGAGGTTTGCGCTCGTGAGGCTCACCACTTCGCCAACGAGAACTCGCTTGGATCGCAACTTGTCGCCAATGTCCACGATAAGTTCACCGTCCGGCACTGTCACCGTGACCACAGTTCCACCCCTAGTCCACCTCAACGCACCGGCAAGGGTTGAGCAGAAGTTGATGCCTGCACCGCAGTCCTTGTCGGGGTCAAGGTTGAGGTCATCGGCTTCGACAATCGTTCCCAGCGTATAGGTGAGTTTGTTGGCCTGTGTTGGTGACTTCAGGTCTTTTGTGACACCCTTGTAGTAGGGCTTGTTTCTGATGATGTTGTTCATAGTTTCTCCTTGCAGTTCTCGCATCGCCTTACGTTCTTCGCTGTTCATAGCTACCCCCACTCAATGCCGATGATGTAGTGACCAAACCGCAGGCCGATGTAGCGACCGTAGAACAAGTGCTTGCCCAAGTCCAGCTCAATGCCGAAGTTGACGAGGTCGGAGTGTTCTCTGAACAGTCTCATCGCTTCACCTTCGCTTTGATCTGCTCTGCCAAGTAGCGTGAGCGCCCCTTGAAGTCGAGGCCACCGTAGATAAAGGTGTGGCACCCAAGCTCTGCGCCGATGCGGTTCTTGATGGCGTAGTCCAGGCACGTCTGCAGCACGGGGCAGGCACCGCAGATTTCTACTGCCTTCTTGCGCGTCTCGGGCGTGTGGACTTCGGGGTAGAGCCACTTGTCCTTCTGGCTCTGCCACAGTCGGCGGCAGGCTGCTTCTTCCATCCAGTCAACGTTCTCAAGCATGTTCCATCTCCAAGTAGGCCACGAACGCTCGAGCCTTGGCACCGGCGTAGGGGTCTTTGAGTGCTGCGTACACGGAGTAGCGGCTGTGTCCGGTGCGCTCGGCAATCTCTCCGGCGCTCCAACCGACTTGGTTCAGGCCGTGCCAGAGAACGTGGCGTGCTTCCACGATGCGCTTGGTGCGTCCCTTCAGGATTTGCTCGGCGGTCACGTCAAACTGATCCGTGACGGTGTTGAGCAACTCGTCGTACTTGATGTTGGGTTTCATAGTTCGATCCTCCAATGATCTTCCTCACACGCCGTATCTCGGCATGTATCTCTTGCGTGCTGTGCTGCTTCTAGTGCCTTGCTGCCGAAGTCGTAGTAGTCCCACGAGTGGATGCTGAACCCGTGAGCGTATGACCAGCGAGGGTGGTCGGTGATGTAGGAATGGCACCGACGGCACAGTCCAAGGAACAACTCGGGGATAAGTTGAGCACCAGGGAGCTGCGACCTGTTCACCAACTCGTGAACGTCGGTCGCTGCCACCTGACACCCCGGCAACTTGGCATTGCACATCCAGTTGTCCTCGAGGTACTGCTCCCGCAACTGCTTGCGCTTGCGGTCGTCACTCACTCGCTTGGCTGACTTCGCCCGGAGTGGTGTGCGCTTCACTGATCCAGACCTGCCGCTTGCAAGGCTTCGCTGTGGCGCTGCGCTCGAAGCACGTCGTCAACCTGCCCGACGTACTTCTCACGGATTTCCCATTGCTTGTCCAACGCCTCTTGGTAGCGACGCTCAAGGTCGGCGTGCTGCTCCTGCAAGCGGTAGAGGGCAGCAAGTTGCCACTCAAGCTCGCCCCTCAGTGTTCCGGTCAGGGACGCCCAAACGCTGCCGCTGTCCTTGTAGGTTTCCGTTGCCCATGCTCGGTGCTTCTCCACGAGTGCTGCAACTTCGTCGGCTGCACGCTGCGTCTCGTTGCGCTTGTCGTAGGCGACCAAGTTCGGGTCGTCCAACAGGGTTTCTTTGATCTGGCTCATGCTTGCTCTGCTTTCTCTCGAAGTGCCACCACGAGGCGCACTTGTGCTTCGTCCAGCCAGTAGTCAAGGCTCGGAACGAGGTGTGGGTTGTCGGTGTTCATCACCGCTGACTCGTAGGCACGGGTGCCATCACGCATCAGGTAGTGCTCAATCACGGTTGCCGCTTCTTCAAGCAGCTCCCGCAGGGTCAGGTGTTCCATTAGTTGTTCCTTTCGTTGGTGAGTTGTGTCATCAGTGTAGCGAGTTGGTTCAGTGTTGTCAACACATAGGACTCACCGGCAGGCTTGCCCCTTCGCTTGGCAACGACGAACCCGTATTTGGCACCGGCGTTCTGGCGCTCGACCTCTGCCTCTTGTAGCCAACCCGAGAAGTCGTGGGTCTTGTGGTTCTTGGCTTCAAGCACGAACAGTCCGGCGCTCGGCCCCCCGATGGTGATATCCCCTCGGTCATCCTGGCGGCCTGCACCGTAGAGCCGTTGGGCGTTGGGGAACCCGTTGGCTTGCAGGTAGGCCACCACGTCACGCTCGTACTGCGATCCCTTAGCCTTCTGCGGGTTGGTCACGATCCACCTCCACGAGTCGCTGCACAATCCATTCCACGCAGGGGACTGCCACGGCGTTGCCCATCTGCCGGTATCGAGCAGAATCGCTCTGTCCTTCAGTCCAGTTATCGGGGAAGCCCTGAAGCCTCTCGCACTCCATAGGAGTTAGTCGTCGTACTGCGTTGTCTACCATTGCTGCTCCGTACTTGTCTGTAGAAAGTCCACCCTTGCCGCCGCCTCGCACCGTTTGGGCAACGTCAGCAACGGCTCCGTTGTAAGTATCTACCGCTACCGCCATGCCTGCACCGTTCAGTCGGAGTGTCGGTGAGACTGTCTCGCTCGGTTGAGCGTCAAGCCCTTGTGTGTGGCTAAAGATGATGGGCACGTTGCCACCTCCAGTTCCCATAAATGATTGAAGTGTTGGAGTGATTTCGCCATGAAGCCTTATTCCATCTCGGCGGTCTGCCTCAAAGAGAATAACTACCGTCGCCCTTGTGTCCCCTTGGTCAAACGCATTGAGTGTAGGCACTACCCCCCCCCAGTTCCATGTCTCGTCATCGTCAA